TACCTTTGGAGGTCTTCCCATTCTGGGTTTGTCAGATTTTAACTCTTTAATGGCATTTTCAAGCATTTCTATTCTTATTTCAAGTTCTTTTACTTTTGGGGCTAGATTAGCACCCTGCATTTGTACGTACATTACACAATCCATTTCGGTAGTTTGTTGATAGGCTTAGACCACGTTGAATGACCTTCATCCAATCCAAGGGCTAAGTAACGGAATGAGTCCGACCCATGACTAGACCAATCATGCAAAGGACGCTCATAGAAAATCTTACGCTTTTCATCGTATTCCCTGCGGTAGTTTCTCAGGCAGTTCAGTCCTGTTTCTACCTTTGGCATATTAAACCAACATCTAGGCAGCAAACGCCTTACCGCTTGGATGCCATCGTCTAGGCTTAATCTTGGGGCTATCTTGATCTCTAACCCTGCTTCTTCTAGCATTTCCATACGGCTCTTGCCTGTGCCTAACTCCCTAACTCTTACGTCATGGGGCAGAATATGCTCGGCTTTTGTGTAGTCGTTATCCCTAATCCACTTCACATAGTGGTCTAAGCCAACTCCGTGATTCTCGTAGTAGTCGATCAATCTGATCTCTGAGCCTACTAATTGGGCTACCCAGATACTCGTAGAGTCGCTCATTCCCAAGTCCCAAGCAGTAAAGGTGCGGCTTAATTCCTCGTAAGGAATCTCCTGCATATGCTTCTTTTCTTCTAGTTCGTTAAGTATCTTTCCGTAAAAAGAACCCTCAACGCTCGAATTGAAACTGCACTCAAACTCTTGCAAGTACTTGTCTTCGCCCATCTCATTCTTGGCTTGCTTCAGTTCTACCGCATCTACTACATTTGTTTCAGACGCTTTGAACTCAAGTAAACCCCAACCATTTTCTTTTTCAGCCCTGTCTCGCAGTTCTTTGAAGTGGTTGTGTCCTTTGGGTGTACCAATAAAGAGACAATAGCCCTTACGATCACTCAAGGCAGGTCTAATGATGTCAGTCCATATCTTAGGGTTTTGGTCACCAATCTCGTCTAGGATTACCCCATCAAAGTATTGCCCTCGGAGGGAATCTGGATTGTCTGAGCCGTATAACTGGATGCGCCTACCCCAGAAGTCCACCCTAAGTTCAGAGATGTTGGCAGTACCGCCTAGAGGCTCTGTGTACTTGACGAGGTAATCCCAAGCCACCCTCTTAGCCTGTCCATAGGTAGGCGCAATGTAGGCATACCTCGGTGCTTCGTTCTGGTTTAGTACTGCATCACGGATTAGATGGTTTAGCGCAGCAACAGTCTTACCGAAACGCCTATGAGCCACTACAACTGCAAACCTATTTGCGTCTAGTAACTCGTGAACCTTGATCTGGTGTTCCCTTGGTGAGTAAGGGATTTCGATTACTTCGCCCATGTAACGCTTATCTCAATGGGCTTATTGTCGCTACCTGTTAACTCAGTCCTAGCCAATTTAGGAATGTGATACTCAACAACACTCTGAAACATCTCAAAGGCTTTTGCAGGGTTTGGTTTAATTTCGTTTGTAGGGTCACCATACGCAACAGCGTCTAGCCACTCAGTAAGCCTGTGTGCGTTTTGGTCAACAAACAATGCTATGGCTTGTCTTGCCTCTTGCGTAGCCTTGTTGGGTGTTCCAATGCCTCTACCGCCTGTTTTAACTCCATTAGCCATATGCGACCTCTCTAAATAAATCTACTTTAGACTGGTCAATCATCTTTGGGTTAACTTTGTTGTAAGAAAGTAGTAATCTAGCCGCACAAGCACGAGAGCCTATGCGCTCGATTAGTTTCTCATAATCTTGTTTGACAATGCGTTTGTTAGTGGTTGTGCATCCATTGCCACCTTTGCATTTGTTTAGGCTTGGCTTATGCAATGAAATGAATTCCACCTCTTTTGCGTAAGCAAGTTTCTCTGATGCGAATGTTTCAAGTATTTCACCAGACAATTCAAAGTTCTTCTTTTGAACCTCAAATCTTCGTCCAGAGCCTTTGCCTATATAAACGATTGAACCTTCTTCGTTCTTTATCGCATAAACATAGAACTTGTTTATTGGTCTTCCGACTTGTGCCATTTTGTTTGACTCCTCTAGGGTTGGTCAAGGTTGCTATACAAAGATTACTGTGGGATAATTATAGTTCAATAAAGTCTACAAAGGTATATATGAAAGTCATCATAGACAAAGTTAGTCCAAGTGTTTTAAACATTGACCTAGATGAAGAAGCCATGAAGTTATCTAACGATGACTTGTCTATCCTACTGGAAGATGCAAAGCGCAACATAGAGTCAATGCTTCTGAGTCTTTATGAGTCAGTCGAGTAGACCTTTGCTCTTTTGGTCAGCAAGGTATTTGTAGTAGCGTTCAATCATTGGCTCGTCTACTATTTGAGACACACCCTCTTTGCGCTTTTCAAGTGCGCCAAGAATCATGTTTCTAATATCGCCAGTTTTGCCAGCAAACTCATTGCCAAGCAAACCAAACTTTTCAGCCAACAAAACCTCAACTGGTAGGCTTTGGCCTAGTGTGCCTTCGTATTGACCTGTAAAGTCTGTGTTGTATGTCCTATTAACTGATGGGCGCAAGTGCATTCCCTCTGGTGTTGACATAATTACTGTATTGCCAACATAGCCTTTAGGAACACCAACTAACGCAGGGTCTGTCAATGCTGCGCTTATGTCTTCAGCATTAAAACCAAACTTTTCTTGATTTTCTTTTAGATAGAACCTATCCGTAATAGCTTTACGCAACTCACCTGCTGTAGAGTTAACACCCTCACCAGAATACATTTGTACTCTGCCTTCTTCAGACATGATTCCTTTAAAATCTTTAAATGGATAGCTTACCTTGCGGTCTTCGCCTTTTCCTTTGGCTACTTTAAAGTTTCTAATACTATCGTCAAACTCTTTAAGAGATTCTTTTGAAAGATTTGCCTTATCTGCAAAGTTCAATAAAACTTCTACAGGCATAACAGAGAAGTTCTCAGAGCCAGAACCCATTGTTACTGGCAGGTGCAATATCTCACCTGTGCCACCAGCTTCTAAATTCTCCATTCGAGCCATTTTGTCTCTGTCACGAATACGCTTTGCAATACCTAAATTGGATGCGCCAGCAATACCTTGTTCAATGTGCGCCAAGTCTCTGGCGTAATCCTGCCCACCATGCGTAATAATTGGGCTGGCTAACGCCTCGTCAGACACACCAAGAATTTTATAGTTTCTGCTTGTGCTATCCCAAGGCATAATCATTACGCTTGAGCCTTGGTAATCTTCTAACTTAAGTGGTGTTTTGTCTAACAAGCCACCCATGTATTCACGTTCAAACCGAGTGCCTACAGATGGGTCAGGCTTAAGTGGTGTTGTTTGACGATAGACAGCACTTTGGCTACCTTGCGCCATCCCTTGCAATAAATCAGCAGGTAAACCGCCTCGTTCCATAATCTGTGGCACTACTCTCTCAGCCACTCGCTCACCTGCACGACCAGCCGCCATAGCCGCCTTATTTGCGCCTGATGGTACTGGAGATAGCGTCAGCAATGCTTCAGCAGTCTCAGGCTTTAGGAATGGCACGTTAGCCCTGTTGACGTTAGTCAATGCGTCTAGCAATGCTCTAGGGCTATCAGCATATGCGGATCTCTCTACTGTCTTAGGGATTCCTGTGCTTTCCAACAAATTACCTAAACCTTGTAATTGTTGTGTACGCCTCTTATCCTGCATGAATGCAAGTAAGCCTTGGATAGCATCGTTAGATAACCCTGTTAATGGGTTAGCGTAAGGAGTAGCCCTTAGTTCAGCCATTATTTCATTCTGCCCATTTTCTTGGCAGCTTCAGAGATAGCAATAGCAATGGCTTGCTTGGGATTCTTAACGACTTTACCGCCTTTGCCAGAGTGCAGTTCACCCTTACCAAACTCGTGCATGACAGCACCAACTTTTTTCTGGCCCATTTTGTTCAGTTTAGTTTTCATCATAGTTTTCACCATTTAACCTTATTGGCCCAAAACGCTGCACTCATCTTACCCTTGGCAATGTTCTCAGCGTGACGAGCCTTGAACGCTTCGTTACGCTTCGTGCCATCAGGTGAGCCTTTAGCCCCTTGTTGACCAAAACGAATCAACTTCACATCATCACCAGACTTCGCTAAAACAGCGTGAGACTTGGTTGGATGGTTAGGAGTAGCTTTGGGCTTGTTATAGCCAGAAAACTGCTCAGAGCCTCGTTTAATCATTTCTTCTTAGCAGTCTTAGCCGCTTGCTTGAACGCATCCGCAGTAGGTGCGCCTTTTGAGCCAACCTTACGCATACGCTCTGGAGTTTTTCCAGCAGCCTTTTGAGCCTC